CTACCAGCCGACTATCTCAGTAAACAATAGCGGCCAATACAAGCGCAGCTATGCAAGCGAGGGGAACTTTTACGCTCAAGAAATTATACCAGACACCGGGAATGTCGGTACCGAGATAATGGTAAACGATCAAATGCAAAGTAGTATCATAGTTACTTGGCGTATGCGTTACCAAACCGCAATCAAAGAGAGCTGGAAGATTGGTTATGATAGCAAGTTTTATGACATCGTATCCATCGCCCCCGAAGGGCGGCTCCGTTTTATTTTAGTAAAAGCTAAATTACGAGACAATGCCACGCTCTAATACTATCTACTTAGAAAGCCAATCCGGTAGAACTGAAAGTTTTGAAGACTTCAGAAAAAGACTCAGTAAGCTAGGAACTAGCGAAGGCATGAGATTTAGGGAAGTGCGAAAAGTATTATTAAAAGAAGCTCAACCTTTAGTAACCGAAGCTAGGAACCAAGCGTATGCCGGTAGTCAAGAAAAAAAAGGCGGTAGGCTTAAAACAATGGGCAAAGGTGGCGCAGCGTTTCGCAACTTATATGGTTCCATAGGTAAGTGGGCTAATAAAGGAACCGAAAAGGCGTACGTTATCGTAGGGTTAAGAGGTCAGAACAAAAGACCAGCCGGGGCATTTTATGCCGTTTGGCAAATGTTTGGAGGTACTGCAAAAAACTTTGAAGCTAAAGACTTTTTAGGGAAAGCGGTAAGAAGTACAAGCGTAGTTGAAAAAGCGCAAAGGATGATGCAGAAACACATCCAAAAGCGCATAACTTCGATACTACGATGAATTACTTACAATATGTTTACGATGCGGTAGATGCAGCAACTGCAAAAGATGTCTACGCATACGCGGCCCCTCAAGGGTTAACCAGCGATTATATCATTATTACCATTACTGGTGTCGATGTAACAGAGAGCAAAGATTGGGCAACTGCCGAAGGCATAAGCGCAAGTTTGTTTTTTCACTTTGTAGATGCAGACACCGCGCAATCGGAGTTAGCTACAATAAGAGAGGCAATAAAGACAAATGCAAACTATACAGAGGCACATTTAGAAAGCCTTCAATTTTTCTATGACGACATTAACGAGCGAGTTATCATGGCTTGCGATTTTATTTTTAACATCAATCTATAATTATGGCATCAATTGCAGGCGGAGAATTCCGCATTTTATTATCTAATGACGGCGGCTCTACGTACAAGGGCTTCGCGTTAGAATCAGATTGCTCCTTCGAGCTAAATTCTGAAACAAGAGAGACAACATCCAAAGAGGATGCGAGCTTTAGAAGTTACGTTACATCTGCCAAGACTTGGAGCGTTTCCGGTTCTGGTTTATTTGGAGATGGCGCAACTGATTGGGATCCAGACGAGTTATATAACTTGCTCGGTACTTCCGTTACTTTAAAAATTACTCCATGTGACATTGGTACCGTTACTCCAACTACTGGAAAGGCTAACATTTCTGGTTCAGCAATCTTAACCCAATTATCTGGCTCATTTGCTGATAAGGATAACGCAACTTATTCTTTTTCATTGCAAGGTACTGGAGCTTGGACAGAAGGAACTAACTAAACAATAAGTAAAAATGGGAAAAAAATTCACACTCGGTGCAGCTTTATTGTTTGAAGAGATAACCGGCGGCAGCGTAACAGATATGACCAAACCGAAGATATCGGATATGTTAACTATGTTATACGCTCAAGAACATTGGGATAATGACAACCGGCCCACATTTGAAGACTTCAAAAAGGAGTGTTCACCTTTAGCGTTAGAGGAACTTACCGAGAGGCTTAACGGCCCTTTTTCCCAGCCGGCGGCGGAGTAGACGTACTTGGTTTGCTGGTGGGGCGCTTAGGGCTATCTCTAAGGGATGCAAAAGCTCTCGATAACAAAACAATCGAAGCCGTCATTAAACATGGCTTAGAAGACGTTAAAGAAGATTGGAAAAGATTTCGTTGGCTTGCCACTATATTGGTAAATGTCAGCGGTAAAAGTGTAAAGCGTAACATTCAAGATACCGACTTGTTACGTTTTGAAGATGAAAAGAAAGACAACGGCTTTGCCGAGTTTTATAAAAGTGTAACAAATGGACGCGACGAGTAAAGTAATTTTAGGAATGGATGTCCGGGAGTTCCGCAAAGGAATTGCCCAAGTCGATAATTCTATAAAAAGCATATCTCGAAAGTTCAACAACTTGGGCGGTATTATTGGCGCAACTTTTGTCGTTTCTGGCTTACAAAGATTCTCCGCGGAAGCGATAGAACTAAATTCACAACTTACAAAAGCATCGGCTGGTTTTAAGCGATTTGGAGACGAAGCTGATTTGGAAGAAATGCGCCAATCTACTAGGGGACTGGTTACGGATTTGGAGCTTATGCAACAATCCGTTAAAGGTGCAAACTTAGGCATACCACTCAGAGACATGGGGACTCTATTGGAGTTTGCTAAACGTAGAGCAGATGAAACCGGAGAGAGCATGGATCATCTGGTAAATTCTATTGTCGAAGGTATTGGCCGAAAGTCTACCAGACGACTGGATAACTTAGGTATATCAGCGCAAAGGCTTAAAGAAGAAGTCGGGGGCGTGAGCCTTGAAATGGCAGACGTCAGAGACGTATCCGCCGCAATGACTAGAATAGCCGTTGAGGAATTGGATAAGATGGGCGATGCCTCATTGACTGCCGCAGACGAGATTCAACAATTATCTGTTGAATGGAAAAACTTTACCGCAATAGCTGGTGGGCCAATTGCCAAAGTTTTAGCTAGAGGGATAAGGTCAGTTACTGAACCTTTAGAAGATTTAAGCCAAGCATATAAAGAATTTAGATTCTTGGTTTTTGGCGATCCTTTATTTGAGGCTCTAAAACTTCCAGAAGATCAAGAGATTGGAACAGATACTGAAAAGTCTATTGTATCGATCAAGTCGTTAACTGATACTCTAGCGGACTTAAAAAAAGCCTTTGAAGAAAGTGAGATTGGCGGCGATGAATATAAAAACACACTAGCCGAAATCATTGCTTTAGAAGAGCGATTGAATGAGATACTTACACCAACTGCTGAAGGCATTAACCTACAAGCGAAAGGCGTTCATGATTTAGGGTTAGCCTATGGCGAAACAAATGGAGTTATTCTTCAGTTTGGCAATTTACTATCTGACGATTTAAAGAGGATTGATGCAACAACCGCAGCTTACACCCGGTTAGAATTAGAATTGCAAAGGATATCTCTAGTTGGATCAGAAATTGGCGGAATATTTAAGGCCAGTTTTGATGCCGCTTTGACAAGTACACAAGATTTCTTTACGGTACTAAAGGAAGGCTTTAAGAATTACATTAAGCAAGTCCTAGCGATGGCCGCCGCTACTTTGGCTCTAGCCGTAACCATAAAGCTAGCCGGAGGCGGTGCGAGTTTTTCTGAGATATTTAACGAAGTCGGTGGCGGAATGGGTTTACCTTTTGGCTTTAGTGAGGAAGGTAAATTTAAATTGAGAATAGCCGGAAATGATTTGAAGCTGGCAACGGATAGAAACAATACAACAAATTCCCGGATAGGTGGCTAAACAATTAATAGCAACGGCAGAGACCGCAGACCATGACTTCGCTATCTGGGCAATCAATCCACCCTTTAGCGCGAATCCATATACTTTTGACATTGCGAGTTGGTCAATAGATTACCGCGCTTTAGATAGCAACAAGCCCGGCTTTTTACCGTCTGTTTGTACGTTTCAAGCTCTCATTAATGATAACGATTTCACGACCAATCTGCGCAGCATTTTACAAGATGCCACCGGAATGTATTTTGTCAAGATTACCAAAGGCATAGACGTTGTTTATGTTGGTTTTATTACTCCAGATTTAGGAGAAATAGAATTGATTAACGGCCAAAGGTTTATAAAGTTTGTAGCCTCTGATGGTTTCCAAATGCTAGACAAGACTAGTTCACTTTATGAGTTTACTGGAGTAAAGCCATTTACTACTCAGATTTATGATGTATTTGACTTCTTTGATTTTTGGGAGGTATACGATGCATATACAATATCTCAACACCCGATACCAACTGAAGCGGTTTCGTTAGGTGCTACCAACGGCGGTATGTATTGGACCGGGTGTATACAAGAAGGGTTATACTATACCGGTACAAACTGGAGAAACTTTAGGGATGTAATGGATGACATACTTGTAACCTTTGGGCTGCAATGTTTCCAAGATAGAGGGCTTTTAGTGTTCCGTAGTACATGGTATAAAACCCCAGATTGGTACAATTTTTATGGATACCAAGGGGCTTTTTTATATCGGTTAACTGGTTATAGCGTAACAGATACCGCAGAGGTATTTAGTGATGGCTTAGAGTTATTCAAAGCAGCAACGCGCCAAGTGTTTATAACACACAACCAACCGAGTAGCGCGATAATTAAAGACGAAGTAACCCAGTATAAAAGCCGCACCAATTATTATGTAGGGAATGCAGTTCCAACCGGTACTAATAAGTTACAGTATAATGCAGCTTGGAAGGTAAGGGCAACAGTACCCGATGGCTACCCTTTACAAAATGTAGAGTTTACAATCACCGCTCAAATAAGATACGGAGCGTACTACTATAATGGTACGGCATGGACAAAAACCGCAAGCAATGCGATCTCAGTAACAAAGCATAAGAATGTGCAAAATAATACTGGTGATCCAGCAATTGAAGATTTTACACATACCGTAGCTAATTTTCATACCGCAGCTTTACCAAACATTGGAACCCAACCAATATATGTTTCCGTTGAAGCCACACAAACCGCCGGAGATGATTTAGATGGTTTCGTTACTACTAGCACGCTGGTTATGGAGTACCATAGCGGTAGTCCAACGGCAACTGAATACTATGCGGACAATACTAAGAAACGCAACGGAATAGATTTAAGCTTTAAAACGGAGATAGGGGATATATTTCAGTCTAGCAATGTGGCCACACCAATAGCTGGAGAGTTAAGAGCTTTTGGAAATACTTTGAGAACAATAAGCGTGACCAATTTAGAATGGGATGCGGCAGAGAACTTGTTATTGACTAAGATATCAATAGAATTAGGCAAGACCGCATTTAAACCGCAACAATATTACGAGATAGAATTGACTAAGCCAATTAGTTACAATCACAAATTCACTTTTGGCTCGGTAGATTATAAGCCTTTGAATCTGTCATTTAATGAAAAGACTACAACCGTCACTTATAGGGAATGGGTGTACGGCGATATATTAACTGATCCAAAGAACGGCAGACCGGATCAATTATTACCGCCATTATGATAACCTACGAACTACCGGCGAACCCATTATATTACGCATACGTTTTAAACGATGGCGGCACCGTTGAAATTAATAACTGCACAAGATTATGAATATAAACCAATTTATAACTATTTTTACCGGAGTGGCTAATCCAGCCGGCTTAAAATTTGAAG